CTTTAACTACGAAGAGCGTACAGAGCCTTTTCGGGGCGCTACTGGTGTAACACATCCACTTCTCGCAGAAGCGGCGGTACAGTTTCAAGCACAGGCGTTCAATGAGCTATTGCCAGCGAGCGGTCCAGTGCGAACCACGGTCCTTGGCTCACAGAGCACGGAAAAGATGGACCAAGCCAAGCGTGTTCAAGACTTTATGAATTACTACATCACCAATGTGATGGAGGAATACACGCCTGAGTTTGACCAAATGCTGTTTTATTTGCCTTTGGCAGGCTCAACATTCAAAAAAGTGTACTTTGACGACGCTTTGGGACGTCCGGTTTGTAAATTTATACCGGCAGAGCACTTGGTTGTGCCGTATGAGAGCAACGATCTGGAGACTTGCCCGAACATAACGCACATTGTGCGCATGTCATTGAATGATTTGCGCAAACAACAGGTCAGTGGGTTCTATCGGGACATCAAAGTGCTGCCGTCGCAACCTGATTCGACCAGTGTGAGCGACGAAATCGACTACATTGACGGCACCAGAGCTTCTAGTGTCGACTATGACTGCACGTTATTGGAGTGCCACGTCGATTTAGACCTTGAGGGGTACGAAGACGTTGACGAAGACGGCGAAATGACCGGTATTAAGGTCCCTTACGTCGTTACGATCAGCGAAGACAACGGAAAAGTGTTGGCTATTCGGAGAAATTACCGCGAAGACGACCCTTTGACGTCAAAAATCCAGTATTTCGTTCATTACAAGTTCCTTCCGGGCTTTGGTTTTTACGGAATGGGCTTGATTCACACGATTGGCGGGCTTTCTAGAACTGCAACAGCAGCTTTACGTCAATTAATCGACGCTGGAACGCTTTCTAACCTACCTGCGGGCTTCAAAGCGCGTGGTTTGCGGATCAGAGACGACGATGACCCCTTACAACCCGGTGAATTTAGAGATGTAGACGCTCCGGGCGGCGTGATACGCGATAGTTTGATGCCTTTGCCCTTCAAAGGGCCGGATGGCACGTTATTTCAACTTTTAGGCTTTGTAGTCAGCGCGGCTCAACGTTTTGCGACAATTACCGACATGAAAGTAGGTGATGGCAACCAATCGGCGGCAGTTGGCACGACGATTGCTATGATTGAGCAAGGCGGTCGTGTTATGAGCGCCATACATAAGCGCCTACATTATGCCATGAAAGTAGAATTTCGCATTTTGGCGCGTGTAATGAACGAAAGCCTGCCAGATGTGTACCCGTACGCCGTTGCTGGGGCCGATCAGGCGGTAAAATCTAGGGATTTTGACGATCGTGTAGACGTTTTGCCGGTTTCTGACCCAAATATCTTTTCGCAAAGTCAGCGCATTGCTTTGGCTCAGACGGAGCTACAAATGGCTATGCAGGCGCCCCAGATCCACAACATGCCACAGGTATATCGTCGAGTTTACGACGCTATGGGTGTCAGAAATGTAGATCAGATCTTAAACGCCGAAGTCTCTGACGAGGTTCGCCCGAAAGATCCTGCGCAGGAAAACATGGACGCCCTTGAGAACGTGCCTTTAGAGGCTTTTAAGGGTCAAGATCACATGGCGCACATACAGGCTCACTTGTTGTTTGTAACCGGCGGTGTGGCCGCTACGTTGCCTCAAGTGGTGCTTACAATACAGAAGCACATTTTGAACCACATCCAGTTGATGGCAGAAGAGCAAGCAGAGGCTGCTTTTGCGCAACAGAATCCCAACGTGGCAATCGCAGATCCCGCAAACAATGCACCTTTCCAAGCGATGGTGGCGCAGTTTGTAGCACAGGGTATGCAGCAGGTCGTTCAACTAGGGCAGCAGATCCAGCAGGCGGGTCAGCCGCAAGAACAGCAGGGGCCCGATCCGTTAATTGCTTTGAAAGAACAAGAACTGCAGCTAAAAGCGCAGCAAGAGCAAAACGACGTTGCAGAAGAGCAAGCCAAGCTTCAATTGGAGCGAGAAAAGCTTGCGCAACGCGAAGCAAACTTCCAGCAAAGGCTGGCAAGCCAAGAATCCCAGACGCAGGCACGCATTCAAGCGGGCATCGAACGGGAACTTTTGAAACAAAGAGGTGACCAATGAGAACAGTCAAAGTAAATGGCGTGAAGCCAAAAGAGCCGCCCACTCCTGTTGCCAAGGCCGAGATAGAAGGTCAAGGCAGCATTCCATACGCGGTCGCGAAAGAAGAAAAAACCCCCGACACGATGTTTGCCAAGATCACTAGAGGCAAGGCACGGGGCATGGGAGCAGCAGAACGAGGCGGTAAATTTACTATCGCGTAGGCTGTAACAGTAGGATAGTATCGGACATAGCCAGAGAATAAACGATAAGGTACGATACTTGAACGATCTAGATGTAGTGCAGTTTGTACAAAAGACATTGAAAGGTCGCAAAGCCCAAATTCAGGAACTCATGTCTGAAGGCGGGATCAAAGACATGGAACATTACAGAGAATGCATGGGTGAGATCAGAGCGTGCGATTACGTTTTGGTTGAACTCTCTGAAATGCTTAAAAAACAGGAACAACGAGATGCCTGACCCGAATGAAGCACTGGATCTGTCCGGTAGCTACGTCGCAGAAAAAGATTTGGTTTTAGACCCATCCTTAATTGATAAAGAACTTGTAGACCGCCTCCCACAACCTACGGGTTGGCGTATCCTCATTATGCCGTTTAGGCCCCCAGAAAAGAGTGACGGAGGCATTTTGCTCGCGCCGAAAACTCTTGAAGAAGACGTAGTGCAGACTCAGGTCGGTTACGTTCTCAAAGCCGGGCCGCTCGCCTATAAAGATAAAGAACGCTATCCGACAGGTGTGTGGTGTAAAGAAGGTGATTGGGTAATTTTTGCCCGGTACTCAGGTTCTCGGTTCCGTCTCAACGGCGACAAGAAAGCTGCTTTTGGTAGTGAGGTTCGCATGTTAAACGACGACGAAATCTTAGGAACTATTTTAGATCCTAAAGATATTTACCACGGTTAAGGAGCAACGCAATGGCAGAGTCAGGTCCCGCCCATCAAGCAGATAACGGTCAAGTCGATCTTGATTTTGATGAGGAAGCACAAGAAGTTATCTTGGAAGAACCGGAGGTCTCCGGGGAAGAGGCGCCCGAAGAGCCTGTAACAGCAGAAGCTCAAGAAGATGAGCATGAGCAATACGGCAAGTCTGTTCAGAAGCGCATAAATCAGCTTACTAAAAGAGCTCGCGAAGCAGAACGAGAGCGCGAAGAAGCTGTAAAGTTTGCGCAAGCGGTACAGCAAGAAAACAGCAGTGTAAAACAACGTCTGCACAACCTCGATAAAAGCTATATAGACGAGTACGGCAACCGTGTTTCATCAGAGCAGCAACGAGCCAAAGATGAGCTCAAAGCGGCTATAGAGACCGGAGACACTGACCGACAGCTTTCTGCTCAAGAAAAGATATCACAGCTTGCAGTGGCAGCAGATCGGCATGCACAAGCTCGCGCTCAACGCGAAGCGCAAGCCGCACAGGTGCAGGCAGAAATAGAACAACCCGTATATCAACCCGCTCCGCAACAAACCCGGCCCGACCCCAGAGCCGAAGATTGGGCAGAAGCGAACCCGTGGTTCGGAGAAGACTCTGCAATGACGTTTGCGGCTTTTGGTATACACAAAGAATTGATCCAAGAAAAAGGTATGGACGGCACAAGTGACGAATACTATGATGCCTTGGACTCAAGAATTCGGGAGTCTTTTCCTCACAAGTTTGAAGAAGAGCCTTCCAATGCACGCCGAACTACGCAAACCGTAGCCGGTGTATCTCGTCCTTCGAAAGGGGGACGCGGCAAAAAGGTTAGACTCTCCCCTAGCCAAGTAACTATTGCCAAACGATTGGGAGTGCCGCTTGAAGAATACGCGAAGTACGTGAAGGAGTAGATATGACAGATTCAACAAACACAGAGATTGAGGCTATCAAAAAGACTTCTCGCGCAAAATCATCGAGGGCTGCGACTGCACAACGCAAGCCGTGGTCCCCAAAGTCAAATTTAGACGCTCCGCCCGCGCCTGCTGGATTTAAGCATCGCTGGATAAGGGCAGAAACCCGTGGTTTCGATGACACGAGCAACATAAGTGCTCGGTTACGAGAGGGTTATGAACTTGTTCGACGAGACGAATATCCAGATTTTGAGGCCCCTACGATTGATTCGGGTAAGTATGAAGGAGTGTTTGGAGTTGGCGGATTGCTTCTGGCTAGGATTCCGTTGGAAACGGTGGCAGAGCGAACTGAGTACTTTCAAAGAAAACATTCAGATCAAGTCGAAGCCGTTGAAACTGATGTCCTACGCGAGAATGCACACTCAACGATGCGGATTGGCAAACCTGAACGCCAATCTCGTGTTACTTTTGGTGGTCCTCGTAATAATTAGGTATTAGGAGACTTTTATGGCAAATCAGGAAACAGCGTACGGTCTACGCCCAATTGGGCTTGTAGGTAGTGCGACGAACTCCACAGGTGTGACTAAATATGAAATCGCATCTGACAACACAAACGCCATCTTCCAATTTAGCATTGTAGTTCCCACCGCAGCCGGTGTGATCGATCAAGCTGGAGACACTGCGGGCGGTACAACTGCTGCTC